GACTCTGTCAAGAAACGCATTAGCAAACTTACGAACCGTTTTCGTGAGGAAGAAAGACAACGACAAGCCGCTGTAGAATATGCAGAGGGCGTTAAAAAACAAAACGATGAGCTAAAAACTAGGCTTGATAAGCTAGATACCACTTATGTTGGCGAATTTGATACAAGAGTACAATCACAAGCAATAGCTGCAAAAGAAGCATATAAAAAAGCATTAGAAGAAGGTAATGCAGATGCTATGTACGAGTCTCAACAGAATATTTCTAGAATAGCTTTGGAAGAATCCAAACTCGCTCAATTAAAGGCAGCTAGAGAAGAAAAAGCACAACAAGTTGAAAAGCCTCAAGCACAACAATCCCAAGCACAACAACCTAAACCAGACCCTAAAGCAGAAGATTGGGCAAAGAAAAACTCATGGTTCGGGCAAGACCAGACCATGACTTATGCTGCATTTGGTTTACACAAGCAATTAATTGAGGATGAAGGGTTTGACGCATCGTCAGATGAGTACTATACTGAACTTAATACTAGGATTAGATCAGAGTTTCCACATAAATTCCAGGAATCTACGAGAAAATCTAATGCTCCCAGAGTCGCCTCTGCTGGGACAACGGCTTCCAAGTCGTCAACACCAAAGGGACGCAGAACAGTCAAGTTGTCTGCCTCGCAAATTGCTATTGCGAGAAGGCTGAATGTTCCGCTCGAAGAATATGCTAAGTATGTGAAGGAGTAAAACATGGCAGATAACAGAACAACACGAGATAATGCAAGTCGTGCAAAGACCCCGGCAAGAAGAAAACCGTGGGCACCACCATCAAAGTTGGCTATGCCAGAAGCACCCGCTGGGTACAAGCATCGTTGGATTAGAACTCATTTAAGAGGTGAGGATGATAAAACGAATATGCACTCAAGAATTCGGGAAGGCTGGGAACCAGTAAGAGCGGATGAATATCCCGATGCTGGAGATATGTTTCCAACTATTGAAGAGGGTAAGAATGCAGGGGTAATTGGTGTAGGTGGTTTAATGCTTGCACGAATACCAGAAGAAACGGTAGCAGAAAGAACTGAATATTATCGGGACCAGACCCGCAACCAGATGAAAGCCGTGGATGAAAACCTAATGAGGGAACAGCATCCCTCAATGCCGATTCATAATGATAGGCAAAGTCGTGTAACTTTCGGTGGGAAACCAAAACCTACCGAGTAACTATAATGAAGTAAAAAGGAGCTAAAAAATGGCAAATGCAAATGTCAAATTTGGGATGAAGCCTATTAGTGTTATTGGTGGTGGCATCAATTCGACTAATCAGTACTTTATCAAAAGCGATGCTTCAGCGATTTTTCAGGGTTCTCCAGTTGAAGTCGAGTTGACAGGTGGAACCGCAGCAATCATAACAAGTGCAGGAGGAGATCAAAAACAACTCCTTGGTGTATTTGCTGGTTGTGAATACGTTGATGCAAGTACAGGAAAACTAACATTTAAGAATCAATGGGGTGGAGATGGCACAGCCGACACTAACTTTGATATTAAATGTTTTATTTACGATAATCCGATGCAGAAATATATTATTGCATCAGATGGTACGAATACTAGTAGAGCTACAGCAAAGGTAGATATATTTAAAACAGCAATATTGGCAACTGCCACTGCTGGAAATTCCACAACTGGTATTTCAAGTGCTATGATAGATATATCTTCAGCAGAAGCATCTGATGCCTCCAATCCACTAATGATTGTAGGAATTCACGAAGATGTAACTAACGCTGATCATTCGGCTGGTGGTATTTCGTATATCGTTAAAATCAACAATCATGTGTTTGCTAGTTCTTCTGGTGACGCTGATGCTGCTATATCATAAGGAGTAATTAACTATGGCAATTTCAAGAGCACAACTTGCTAAAGAATTAGAGCCTGGCTTAAACGCTCTCTTTGGTATGGAATACGACAGATATGAAGGTCAGCATTCTGAAATCTTCGACACCGAGTCATCTGACAGAGCGTTTGAAGAAGAAGTAATGTTGAGTGGATTTGGTGCAGCCCCTACTAAGTCAGAGGGTAATGCAGTAACATTTGACGATGCAAACGAGGCTTATACTGCAAGGTATAACCATGAGACAGTTGCAATGGCATTCTCAATAACAGAAGAAGCCGTAGAGGATAACCTTTATGACAAAATCTCTTCACGTTATACGAGAGCACTTGCTAGATCTATGGCACATACTAAGCAAGTAAAAGCAGCGGGAGTGTTAAATAATGCATTCGACACATCAGTACTTGGTGGTGACGGAAAAGCATTATGTGTAACAGATCACCCATTAACAAATGGTGGTACGTTAGACAATGTTTCAGCAGCCGATCTTAACGAAACATCTTTGGAAGATGCATTAATCAGTATTGCAGGTTTTACTGATGAGCGTGGATTAATTATTGCTCTAAGAGGCATGAAGTTAATTATACCTCGTCAACTACAATTTGTGGCTGAAAGATTAATGGCTTCTAACCTTAGACCAGGAACAGCAGACAACGATGTCAACGCACATCAATCAATGGGTATGTTACCAAATGGTTATGTGGTCAATGATTTCTTGACAGACACTGATGCTTTCTTCATTAAGACAGACGCACCAAATGGCTTAAAGCATTTTGAAAGAATGTCTTTATCAACAGCTATGGATCCAGACTTTGAGACAGGAAACATGAGATATAAAGCAAGAGAAAGATATTCTTTTGGTTTCTCTGATCCTCGTGCCATGTTTGGTTCACCAGGAGCGTAAGCTTTTAAAAACTTTAATTAAAAAAAGGGCAGTTACATACTGCCCTTTTTTGTGTATAATAAACTTAACCTAACAGTTACATAATGTAACTGACCCAGCCAAGATAGGAGATTTACATGGCTAATACAACTTTTAAAGGCACCGTTAGAGCCGAAGGCGGTCTATCCGTTCTTTCTACAGCAGCAACAACAGGTGTTGAAACAGAACATACAACTATTTCTGCAACAACAGGAAACACTTCAATCGGTGGAACTTTAGCCGTAACAGGTGCTACTGTTTTATCTTCGTCACTTAACGGTATTTCAGATTTTTTTAATGCAGGAGTTAACACAGTACCTTTAGGATTAAATCCTACATGGTCTCTTAACTTTGGTAAACCCGATCAAGGTACTATTGCAAACGTAGATGATGTTCTTACAAATCCTAACACAGCATTGAGATTATCAATGGCTTTAGAGCAAGTAGCAAATCAAACTGCTGTTGTTTCAGCAGCACAAACAAGTGCTATTTTTGGTGGAACAGGTGTAGTAGGAACTGATTTTGCAATTGCAGCGGGAGCTACAGAAATTGCAGTAAATCAATCAGCAGTAAGATACACAGGTAACGTTGGTGCAACATTAGCATTAACTGCATCTACTACTGATCTAGCTTCTGACACTCACAAAAGTTTAATTATTTTTACTGATAATGTTATATCTGCTTCAGCAGTATTAACATTACAAGTACAGACAAATAATGAACTTGATGCTTCTTCTTTTGAAGCATTTGTTACAGGTGCAGGAACTAACGTACTAGAACGTGAAGCAGGAACTACAGACGCACATGCTAAGATTATCTTAACAGCATCTGCTGCAGATACGACTATCAAAGCTGGATCTTACATTTATTTTGAAGCTGCCAACAATACAGATGAGATGGCAGTGAAGATAATGCTCAGAACATCTGGTGGTACTATCGCAGTTACAACTGCTAACAACTAATCGACAGTGGGGGCTAATTACCCCCACACTTTTATAAGGAGATTAAAATGGCAGGAACTATTTCAGATGTAAAACCAGCCTTTATAAGTGACGAGGTTGCAGCAGATGATAACTTTATAGTTACCGTAGCAAGACCTAATACAACAGCAACATTAGCAAACGCTTCCTTTGCTTCTGGTGGAGCCAGAATTTTAACTGTAACCACAGCAGGAACAGGTGATAATGCTAAGACAAATACTATTGTTGGAACAGATGTTTTTGATAATGCTCTTACAGAAGTAATTGTTTCTACTGGTTCTGCTGAAGCTGTAGATGGTACTAAATACTTTAAGACAATTACTTCAGTAACAAGTTCTGCACAATTTGCAGCAAACATAGAAGTTGGCTCTATCGCTTCTGCGGCACAAGCCGTTGGTGGTGGTAGTAGAGTTCGTTTAAAAGGATTTTCAATTGTATCTGGTGGAACAGCAGGGATTGTTGAATTTATTGATGGTAGCCCAGAATCAGGGACAGTGTTGTTTAAAGCAAGAACAATAGGCACTGATAATACAACACTTGATAGAACAATACCTCAAAATGGTATTTTATTTGAAAGTGGTCTTAGTATTAGATACACTGTTGGTACAATAGATATGATGACATTTTTCTTCGCATAGGAAAAGAAATGGCTGAGAAAAAGAAAAAAGGAACCATGAAGGGTCACACCATAGGCGGTGGTCAAAAGAGATCCACCAAATCTGGTGCCGGAATGACTGCAAAGGGTGTTGCTAAATATCGTAAAGACAACCCTGGAAGTAAGTTAAAAACAGCTGTTACTGGTAAAGTCAAAAAAGGTAGCACCGCTGCAAAAAGACGCAAGTCATATTGTGCAAGGTCAGCAGGACAAATGAAGAAGTTTCCTAAAGCTGCAAAAGATCCTAATAGCCGTTTAAGACAAGCTCGTAAAAGGTGGAAGTGCTAATGAATGTTAAAGAAGTATCAACAGGTGTTTGTATAGTATTATTTGCAGGAGCTATTGGTTGGTCTGTATCAACTTTAGTTGAAGTTGACAAGCGAACAGCTATTATGGCAGAGAAAGTTTCTGAAAACCATAAAATGATAAAACCTTTATGGGAAGATTTTATAAGAAGGAGTTCACCGAATGACAATGTTGCGAAGCTCGATGCCACAACAGATAACAAAATCCGTTGGAAGTAAAAAGAAACCAAAAGCTAAAGGTTATAATCTAGGTGGACTTAAAGAAGGATCAAGAAAAAGAACAACAAATAATAAAAGGAAGTCCCGTTAAGTATTGTCTATCTTGTAACAAGAAAAAATGGTCATGTAGATGTTATCGGGTAACCGGATTAGAGGAATTAAGAAATGCCAAAAGACGCATGTTATCGGAAAGTAAAAGCAAGCTTTAAAGTTTTTCCAAGTGCTTATGCTGGAGGAGCCATTGCAAAATGCCGTAAGGTAGGTGCTGCTAATTATGGAAATAAGTCAAAGAAAAAAGCAGAGGGTGGAGTAATAACTGCTAAAAACGGGAAAGCTTTTACAAAAAGAAAATCAAAAAAGAAAAATGTTGCAAGAGGTTGTGGACAAGTCTTAAATGAAAGACGTAAAGTCACAAAGTATAGATAATGGCAGTTAGAAAAACAAAAGCGGGATTAGCCTTAAAGAGATGGTTTAAGGAAGATTGGAAAGATGTAAAGACGGGCAAAGCTTGTGGTCGTAAAAAAGGTGAAAAAAGGGGAACTCCTTATTGTCGTCCAAGCAAACGAATTTCTAAGAAAACTCCGAAAACTTCTGCGGAGATGACTTCTGCTGAAAAACGTAGTAGAATAAATCAGAAGAACAAATTAGGTCAACCAGCAGGTAAGCCAAGAAGAGTTAAATCACTTAAAAGAAGGAAAACATAATGGGAATATCACAAACTGATAGTCAAATAAAAAAATATAATGATTCAATTCGAAAAAAATACGAAGGGCAATCTAAGACTAAAAAAGGACCGTTGACTAAAAAAGAAAAAGAAAAAAATAAAAAGCAACAAAAGAATGTTAAGGGTCAAGGTTCGAATGTAGAAGGGATTTTAAGAACAGGCGAAAAACAATCCGAATACAGTGCTACACGAAAGAAAAAGCCTGTTAAAGCCATGATGGGAAAAGCCATGAAAATGAAGAAGAAGTAAATGACAACATCAGGTTCAAGAGA